TCCGAATCTAAGGGGAGCACTTCAGGGGCACTCCATTGACTGGTTATTTTAGCTGACTCACCATTAGACCTATACTCTTTTGTTAACAACAACGGTGGCGTTGGCCCATTAGGGCTTTTTAGCTTTAAGAACTGTGGGTCTAAATTAGCTTTTGGTAAATTATTCCTCTCTAGAATTATATCTTTTTCAACTGAATCGAATTTATCGGAATTATACTGAAGCGCCATCACTCCGAAGTCACCATCTTCCTCCACTACTGTTATAACTCGATACTTTACAGGTTTTGTGTTTATAATGTTATTATCTACAGAAACGACCCATAGACTGTTAGAAGGGCAAGAGTTTAATATATCAAGCAAGCTTTTGTCACTATAATCACCATCGCTATCAATAGATACCGTTAATATTCTCCCCTTAATATCCTGGTCTTCAATAATTAGTGTTGTGATCTGAGCGGAAGACCTGTTGTCTATGTCGTCTTCAGAAACTTTACCTTTCAGAAATAAGCTTTCACTTGATTCATTTTTTCTTGGGGTTATTAGTGTAACCTTTGATCCAACTACGTCCACATCCAAACCTTCGTCAAGATAAAGTTTTGCATTTTCTGGATCAATTTTTAACAATCTACCACCTACTCTTTGCTGGTGCTTATTATTATCTGATATGCTAATGACATCTCCAGGTCGCAAAATACTAGCCTCTATAGAAGCAGAAAAATTAACCACTTGATTTTCCGACCTATTAGTGGCCAGAACCCACTTAGCCAACCTATGGGCTTGACCTCTAGATGTACAACCAAATGCTGTGACCTCTTTTTCTAGATAACCGTATTTTATAATCGAGTCGGAGTCCTCGACGTATTCTATTTTTCTTTGATAGTTATCGTCTTTATCGACATAAGCTACTTTGACTACTGAAAATTTCGTTGTTTTAGCTGATCCAGAATAATCAAATCTTCCATCTTTTACATTTGAATTATTAAATAAAACAGAAGGCTCTTTTGGCGAATCATTTGACAGAAAAACCTTCCCACCAAACCAATAAATCATACCATTAAAAATAGAAGCTATGTCTGTTAATAATTTTAAAGCCTCGGCTCTTTGAGTAAGGTAAAGATTACAAGAAAACCTTGGTTCTAAAACTGGGTAATTAAGAACCTCAAGAGCGCAATCTCCATTAATTCCAACAGGTAGAGCTTGTTTTGTTTTGATTATAAAATACTCATAAAGATCATCTTCTCCAAGTTGCCTGTCATCTATGAAATTGCTTAAAGTTAGGTATTGTGACGGCACATGTGCTACGTCACCCTCAGTGACATGCTGGACATCAACTATGTCAATTTGAGTGTTATTTAAATCGTCCGACCTACCAAAAATAGATAACTTCGAACCATTGCTAAATTGAGACCGAAGCTCCGTACCGCTAAACCTTCCCTCCAATCTGCCATTTGCATTATCCTGAGTAACTGGAACTAAGATTATATTTGGGTTCTCAGGGTCAACTATAAAATCTAAAACACTATAATAAGGATCATAACCAGTCCTAACCAGCTCATCACAATACCTTGATATTTTATATAAGCTCCATTTGTCTATATTTTTTGGTAAAATATTAAATTTACCCAAACCATAAATTGGATTAGTGGCAAGATCATAAAAAATCCAAGCAGGGTTATCTGTCCAATGTAATCCTTGTGCAAACCTACCGTCCCACATGCCATTATAGGTTTTTGTTTCTGGATTATAGTTACTTGGTACTTTGACTTTTTTTAATTTTAAATCCCAGGTTCTTTCTGGTGCTTTATTAAAAGAGGCAGAATTATACCTGGAAGATATAACAACAGAATTAGGGTAATTAAATTTAATTGGGTTAATTTCCTCAATACTTGCTGTCGAAATAGATGAAAACGCATTCTTTCCACCTAACATATTGTCAACACGTCTACCACCGTGTGTACCAATGCCATTTGTCGGAATTCTTTCTGGACTTAATTTTACTATCTCTATTATTCTCTTTTTTCCGCCTGGGTTTTCTGGAAGAGCGATTGGGATCTGTATCGATGCTGCCGAAGTAGCTATACCTTTGATTTCTAATACTCCATGATCTGGATTGTCTAGATGATTTTCTACCCAAATTAAATCTTTTGGGTATAGCCCTATCTGTTTAGATGGTATCCCGTGCGTGTTTTTATGATCTTCACCCAAATCATCTTTATTTATGTTTAAAACATTTTGCCACTCCTCTCCATCATTTCTTACCCTAATTGATAGCCACAATGATAAAGGCTGCGTGTTATTGCTACTATCTTGATGGAATAATTGGTTCAACGTAAAATTTATATTTACATTTTGAATCCATGGGTTGTTTACGGTATGGAAAACTGGCGAGGCTCCGCGTTTTTTGGCGTAATCGGTTGGGTTATCAACATTGTATTCGCTAAGCTCTTCGGCGGTAATCCATGTATATAAAAATTTTGTCCCAAATGTTCCTACAAGCCTCTCTTCCCATTGAGCTTTTGGCCCTACAAGGAGATTAGCTTTAGGGTAAACAGTTCGAGGTCTATAAAAAACAGAATCGCCTAAACTAGATCCAGGAATTTTTGGAGTGTAACCTAAATTAAAGTCAAATTCTATTTGTTCTAAATTATAGTCACCACTGTCGTCAATCAGAGGCACATTGTCGACATAAAATGCTTTTAGTAGTTTATTTCTTTCTTCTTTGTTATGATCAAATACCCTTTTTCGTTCTTCATCTGTATTTAATGCATTTTCATCTTCTTCTATGAAATTTGGTTGTATAACATTGCCATGTATATCGCAAAAACCTTCAATTGGGCCCTCGCAAATTAAATCAGTAAAATAAGAATCAGTTATGGACTCTATTAAGCTACTTGGGTTTTTAGGATCAATTTCGCTACCTGCATTAATTGAATCAGATTGAAACCATTCTTCTCGTATTAAACTCATGAATTAAAAAGTGCCCTGTATGATTCGTCTTGGGTATGATCAAAATTTTCTGGGATATTGGAATATAAATAATCTAAGTCTACACTCTTCCAGTTATCAGTAACATTCCCATAGAGGTCTCTCTCATAGACTTGCGCGTTAAGCCAAGTTGTTCTAGCAAAATCTGGCACTTCACTTGTCCTGAATTGATTTAATTGTAAATTAAACTGAGGGTCGCCCTCTTCTGGATTATTTTGATTACCCTCGAATGACTCTTTTGTGAAAACCATAAAATCCGAAACAAGACTTTGCCAAGACGACAATCTATTATATTCAAATTCTTCTTCAGCAGTAACCAACTGTTTCAGGCTGTGCCTTTGATTCACCCCTATTACTTGAGATCCGACTCTCAATCTACCATAACCAACAGGTACAGATTGGCCTTGCGCTGCATTATTTACATTCCCATCTTGTAGATAAGACTGAGTTTGCTTAGATTCCTCTAGTTTAGGAGGTTTAGTGAGTAACTCAATAACACCTTGAATCGCTAAGCCTATACCAGCAGAAATTAAAGCTGCGCCTAATGGATTCGTTGGTCCACCAAGCATGAAACCAGCCACGACCAATGCAATTGCGAATATAAATTTAAAAGCTTTCTTGCCTCCAGCAACGTGAGGCATAATATGAATCTCTTTCCTCGCCCTCTTAACAGTGAGATCTTCTTCGCCAATATCTTCATTATCGACCAGCACCACATATTTGTCACTCAATCTATCATTTGAAGATAAAAATTCATATATCCCGCCTCCATTTGCGTCAATAGCTGCGATAGCTTCTTGCGTCGATTCCACGTCAAGAAGCCATTTTTCGCCTATAGACCTACCAAGCTCTCCATGTAAATAAACATTAATCATTGCCCTTATACCTATATATCTTATACACTAATCTAGAATACTTTTCGTCCATAAAATCAATCTTACTCAAATAGCCTTCGTGATGGTGAGAAAAAGTTCCATTATTATGATATATTCCAAGATGAAAATATTGGTCACGAACTACGCTTTTAAAAAAAATTACATCACCCTCTTGCAAGCCCCCTTTAGGGACCTCCTTAAACCCAGAATCCACAAAACCCTTTATCAGTATGTCATTTACTTTCTTTTTGTCATTTAATTCATACCAATTTCCATTATATTTCCATGAAAAATTAAATTTTTGTTCGTAATAATGCTTCACAAACATCATACAGTTCATGATGTCATCAACATAAACTCTCTCATATAATTCAGGCTGATATGTATCAGGTATATGTAAATAAAAATCTTCATCAAGCAAGCTATATATGTAAAACGGTAAACCAATTGATTTTGACTTTATTAAATCATATTCAGAAGGCTTGTTGGATACATCTACATGACTATGATAGATGGCGAGTATTTTATACCTTTTACTCAGCAATAAAAATTCTCTTGGGTTTATCTGGAAATAGTTTTCCCTGTCTTGATGTTCGTTTTTTAATCGGACAAGCCTCAGAGCCCCCAACTTATCAAAAACTAATGCTCCACAAACCTCTTCTTTGGGGTGAGATTTTGCATGTTCGATAATTTGATTTTCAAAACTTTTTTTCATTACTGAAGGTTAAATGTATATGTTCCAGGGAAACCGCCGAACGGTATACCTCTAACGTCAGCTTGACCACTAAACCTTAACATGCAACCATAAACAGATCTTGAACACTGATCGGTTTTCCAATTGATTTTATCAAAATTTGGGTTAGATCCGCTTACGTATTGACCAGTAGGAGTACATATAAAAAAGATATCGCTCAATCCATTCAAAGATTTATAATAAACAACGTCCCCAGATTGGTATACGCCTGTATTTTTCCACACCTCTAAGTTCTCAGGGTCATACTGGCCCCTTGGCAAATTCAGTGACCCAGTACTCGAACCATAAAATAGTAAATCTTTTTCGGTTGCCACTGGTGCTCCATTGTAGTTGCACCCAGCGCCTCTATAGCTCCAAGGACAAAACGAAGCAAGCACCTGTCTGGCTGGCAGCATTACATTCTCCAATTCTATAGGAGATGATAGCTCAAAAGTCACTACATCCTTATTTTCAGCAGTTTTTTGGTTAACGATAAAAATATCGTCAATAAAATGACTATCAGGGTCTGGTATTCCGTATGGATTTTCGGAGCCCACAAAATTGACTGCGTCTAAATATTTTAAAAATGTTCTTTTTCTTTTTATTTTTAACCCAACTAGGTCATCGTATCCATTGATTATCCTAGAAATGTATCCATCAATATTAGCTATTGAGAGAATTGGCCTAGCCATTCTACCGTCCCCCCTTGTTGACATTTCCTCTAACTCCACGGGCATTGCCATATATTCTTCGCCTTGCCAAAAAATATTAGTGTGGATACCATTGGTTCCAGGATGAAACCTGAATAAACCCTGCCCGTAAGCAGACACATCAAGCTCGAAGAATTCAAGTATCGATGTAGACTCCAAGTCATTTACATCTATGTTTATTTTTTCAGAGCTCATATTTATATATTAATCCAAAACCCAGTTAAATACAAAATTAATTTTAGCTTCGCCCCCAATTTTCCTACCATTATTACCTAATCCAGTAACACTTACGTTTATCGGCTGTCTCGCAGAAACGCTTTTACTAATTTCATTTACTGGATCTCCGTTATCATCAATTAACCCACAACCAACCCTGATATGATCTCCATATTGATTAATATGCACAAGGTCTGCGCCTATACGAAATCCAGTGGGTTCATATACGGTTGGGATAGAAGCTCCATTATGAGTAGCGTCTGGAGAGTCTATATTTTCATCAAGTACTGTCCATTCATAATAAGCGTCACCAGTTATTTCTGGCATGTCAACTATAGCTGTCAAAAAACCAGTATTTAAAAAGTTTTTATTAGAGTGATTTCTGTCCTTATAGTATTTTTGCTCAAAATAGTAAGTATTATTTACAGAGTCTCTAACAATAGGTGTTCCATATAAATATTCATTATCAACATCATTATCCACAATTATTTGAGCATAACCAGATTCCTCATTTCCAGCCATATCTTTGACTTTTAGATACGCTCTATATTGACCGTTGTTATCTTCTGTAAAATTAAATACCCTAGATTCCCTTAAGGAAATACTAGTTATACCTGTTAAATATTTATTATAATTAGTGAGCCTATAATTGGTAAAATCAACTGGGGTATAATCTGGCTCTGTGCCTCCATTTTCAATTACATAACTTCCAACCGCATCATCATACTCAGTATAAAACAATTTATAACCACTAATAAAAGACAAAGATTTTGCGTAAAAATTAACAGGCTTTTTATTTCCGTCAAAAACGCCGCTCATTCCATTATTAGTCTGAACATTAACAGTTAAGTTTTTTCCAACAACAACATCATAACTTATTTCATTAACCGCCCCTAAGTTATTTTGAACGTCCAACTTCAAGACATTCAGGCCGCTTTGGGTAAAAGTGATATCCTCGTCAACGGAAAAAGAATGTACTCCAGTTGACGTATAAGCAGGAACAGACGTATCCGTGCTATTGTAAAATCTGTACCCAGATAAACCCTCCAGGTCTTTAGCTTTAATATTGAACGATTGAGGCGAACCTACATCAACAAAAATATCCCCATCTATTAATAAGTCTGGCTTACTTCTGTTTGTATTAGCATATTCTATAAATTTTGCAGAAATGTTGTTATTATCTTTAAATACATAATTATTAGACCATTCTTCGCATATAAAGTTCTTTAATACCGATATGTGGTTACCATCCGAATTAGACCACCCGTCAGTTGATAAATAGTAAGTTGGGACGGTTTTATTTAGTTCTATTTTTACGCTCGCATTATCAAAATTATAATCACTATCCCCAGAGATTAGTTCTATAGAATTAATTGTCCTTTCTACATCTGTGTAGCCGTCATTCTCATTTGAGAAAATTATTCTATCATTCACAGACAAGATATCATAAGAAGGAAGTTCGGCGTATATAGTAGTACCGCCCCCGCTATAATAAATATCGTGACAGTATGGCCTTGGAGGTAGAAACCTAAATAGCTTATAGCCTCTTTTATTCTCTAGAAAATGAAGTATGGCGGCGGCTTCACTATCATCCCTCTGATTAAAGGTTAAATCTAGCTCTAATAACTCATGATTGATGCCGTCTTTTTTTCTTTGTTTGTATTTAAAGTTGTCATTAGTAACTATTCTTGGTCTTTTTTGTATAGATGTTCCTATAGATGGCTTCCAGAAAAATAAGTCTTTTGTCCAATTGTCATTCAAGGTAGGTACGGTAGTATCTAGGATACTTGATTCATCAGATTTTCTGTAATGATAATTCTCATCGCCAGTATACGTTTGATCCTCAAAAAATGCGACATCATTAATTGAGTAGTCCTGGGGCTCCCAATCTGGAAACCAGTAATCTGAAAGAAAAATGCCAGCTTTTGTAAGCACGGACTGCGTATCATTCGAGAGTTTTGCAGTAATAACATTGTTATTTTGAGCCGTTATTGAATATTCATATTCATCACAGTAATAAGGCAGCTCCTTATCGTAAGGTTCTGGCATTGTGAAATAAAACGGGTTAGCCCCTTTTTTAGACTGCAAGAAATGAAGTATAGACTTTGTTTCTGCATCAGTTTTTCCTTCGAATTTTAGTTGTGACTCGAATTTTAGAGAATTTATACCGTTTTGGGTTATTCGATAGTATCCGTCGTCATAATTCGTTCTTTTGTTTTCGGTTTTTATCGCTATCGACGAGCCATAAGACGGCTGGTTTTGGAGTTTTTGTGTCCACATTGACCCAGTACCTGTTGGCGAGTTCACAAAAGAGCTTACATGATCTTCTGTGGCGTAATGATATTTATCCTTGTTGTATATTTTTGCCCCACTAAAATAAATAGAACCCTTTTTTTGGCGATAAACTACTAGGTCCAAACTACCACTAACCGCTAAATTAGAGAATTGAGGTATGTCCCTAAAAGACAAGTCCAGTTTAAGGTTTTGCCAGTCTGTGCTAGAAATTTTGTTGACTGATATCAATTTATGATTTTTAACGAAATTAACTCCAGCATACATCTGGTCGCCATTTGAATCGTAAAACATAACCCTTAGTCCAGCTCCATTATCAAAAATCGTCTGATCGTAAGGGTTGTCGGTAGATACAGAGTCGTCTTTTTTTGCTATATATACAGAAGCTTCGTAATCCGATAACGGATTGATCGGAAACTTAACCGAAGCTAAGGAGTGAAAACCAGTGATAGCGTTACTATAAATTGACGGGTCAGTTCTAACAGATTCCCCATAAAAATCCCCATCGCTTACCTCAGTCTGCGACCAGTTTCCAGTTTCAGCTGTCCAGTTATTAGTAAAATTCAATACAGTAAAATCACCAACCAAACTTTTATTAAAATAAACTGGGTCATACTTGTTGTAAGATTCCCCCGCGGTCCATTCAAATACATTTATTTCGCTTTCTGCCATTATTTATAAACCTGTTTAACCGATATGTTGCCCTTTAAATAATCTTCGCTTGAAACCTCTAATTGTTGGCTCATTATTTCGCCAGTACAACCAAACTGTTTATATGAACTATCATTATATAAATCTTTAACTGTAACTGTTAACTCTGCGTTGTTGCCATTTATAGATAAATCGTCTCCAAATTTTTCTCCATTAATGCTTGAATTAATTTCTATGCCATCGATAGTTACTCTTGATGGTGTAGTTTCTCCAATCAAAAAATGCGGATTTCTTTGCGCTGATATATTATAATCAAAATTTGTTACATAATCTATTTTACCATCAACTCCGACTCCACTAATAAATGATGTCGCCCCATTTAACAAACTAATTTGACTAGATGATATAGCATCATTATCTACTATTAAATTATTTGAGTAAATTGGACCATAAACATCAAAAGTTAAACTAATAGGTATCATAGCAAATGGCTCAACAGAAAAACTCATATTGGTCAAATACATTCCAGCAATGTCAATTCCAGCAAGAGTGCCACTCATTGGAGACTCATCCATAGATAAAATATCATAAAAATTAGTCAATGATGAATTTGCAAAATACTGTAAGCTAAATTGCCCCTTGATTGGGCCACTTGATACATATTTGTTTTTCCCATTCGCGTCTTTTAGAATCGTTCCATCGATCAACTTCTCGACCTGTCTATCCGAAGACATTGAAAATGTTGCGTTCGATGCGTATATTGGCTGCTCGTCAATAGTTACGGCGCAATCTTCATATTTAAAAAACGTAGACATTATCTCCTAAGCATACCTCCCACTCTTAACTCTTTTTGGATTTCGCTTTGCACTACCTGCTTTATGTGATTGGAAAATTCCCTGAAACCCTCGTTTTTTTCTTTGTTTTTACTTGAGTCTTCGTTTGAGCCTTCCTTACTGGAGCCACCGTCAGAAGATATATCAAAATTCATATTGACATTAAAGTTATTAGTGCCAGATGAACCCATGTCAGAAGTAGCCCCACCATTATAGAAGCCTTTTCTACCTTGATTAATGTTATCTAAAAAGCGTTTTCCGTATTTTCTGGCAGATGATGCCTTTATAACGTATTCGCCCTCTGTAAGCACGGCTGGTATAACATCACGCCCAGCTGGGCCCCGAACTTGACCGCCAGAAGCAAAGCCAAGGACTTCGCCGCCAGAATATTTACCAAAGCCTTTAAAGTTTCCAAGGTCTAATTGCGGAGCCTTCCCCATGAGTGATGAGCCGTAGCTAGTTAAGTCGCTTTTGTAACCTAACTCTGATGTCATATTATTGAAATTTGAACCCCCAAAACCTTCTTGTAATTTTGCTCCATTGCTGCCTCTTGCAAACACTCCAAATTTTTCTGCCGACCCTTGGCTCATAAAATCACTGAACTTTTGCGCTCCATAATTTATACCCACAGAGGCTATTGTACTCAGGATAGTATTAAATATCTCTCGTCTCTCTGCTTTCTTTTGTTCCCTTTCTCTTCTGGCTTCGTCTTCCGCTGCCCCCATTAGCCTTACTTCATCGGACGCTTTTGGGCTACTCCTCCACAATTCGGCGTAAAATCTTGAGCTTTTATTATCGGTAAAAGAGGTACCAAACCTGTCCATATGGGTTTTGTATGCGTCCCTCGCTTTTGTCCCAACTTCCCCGCCTGTAGAATAACCTTCTATTGGGTAAGTCCCATTATTAATAGCTGCCATTTTTTCTACACCCATTCTTTGAACAGCCTCGCGACCCATAACGTATTCACCATTG